GGCAGTAAAAGACTATGTGTCAAAGCGATCTGCTGCTTTCCCGGAAGAGAAAATTATTCCGGCGTATATGAGAGATTCCGATTCCGGAAGTATAGACAGGTGGCACAAGTACGTGAAAGATCAAATGCGTACGACGTTCCATCCTCTTGACGAGAAACTTATATTTATGAATCAGGAGGTACGTAAGGAGGACTATGTAACAAAGGTCCTTCCTTACGCTCTTGAGGAAGGCGATATTTCAGCATATGAGGAACTCGTATCAACTCTGTACGCGCCAGAAGAGAGGCGTAAGTTCGAATGGGCGATCGGCGCGATCATAAGTGGCGATTCGAAATGGATCCAGAAGTTCGAAGTATTCTATGGAGACAAGGGCACTGGTAAGTCTACGATATTTAATATCATAATCGATCTCTTTACCGTTGATAAAGAAAATAATATAGGATTCGTGAGCACGCTTGACGCCAAGGCACTTGGGAACGCGTCAAAGGACTTCGCACTGGAATCATTTAAGAACAACCCGCTTGTCAGTATTCAGCACGACGGCAACTTAAGCCGCATTGAAGACAACACGAGACTTAATACGGTGATCAGCCACGAGCCGATCATGATGAACACAAAGTACGGCAAGCAATATGAAACCCGTATCCATGCATTTCTATTTATCGGCTCTAACAATCCCGTCAAGATCACCGATGCCAAGTCCGGTATCTTACGGCGTCTTATTGATGTCAACCCAACCGGAATGAAACTCCCAAGAAGAAAATATGATCGTCTTGTAAAACGAATCAAATTTGAAAAAGGAGCTATCGCATACCACTGTCTTAAGGTCTACGAAGAACTTGGATATTCATACTATGACGATTATGTGCCACGCAGCATGATGTCGGCTACGAATGAATTCTATGACTTCGTAGACTATTATTTTGACGAGTTTACAGCAAAAGACCAGATCACTCAGCACGATGCATGGACGCTTTACAATACGTACTGCGAATATGCCGGTGCAAAGAGGATGACGCTGCAGTCGTTTGCTCTTGAGCTTAAGAACTACTTTAAAGAGTTTAAAGAGCGAACGCAAATCGATGGCCGGTCTTACAGGAAATTATATTCCGGTTTTAAAAGAAGCATGTTTGAAGACGTGGAGAAAAAGGAAGAACCGGTAGACGATACTGATAACTGGCTAACCCTACTTGAGCAGGACTCGATATTTGACAGCGAGTTTCATGACGCACCGGCTCAGGTGGTAAGTAAACGTGGCACGCCGTTTACGTCCTGGGATAAAGTAATGAGTACGCTTGCCGATATTGACACGTCAAAAGAGCACTTTGTGAAACCACGTGAGACGAATCTTATCTGTGCTGACTTTGATATAAAGGATGCAGACGGAAATAAGGATCTGAAAAAGAACATCGAGGCGGCACTTAGTCTTGGTTTTCCGCCAACGTACGCGGAAGTAAGCAGGTCTGGCGGTGGACTCCATCTTTATTATTTTTATAACGGCGATATCGACGAGCTTAAAGGGATATTTGATGACTATGTAGAAATACGGACACTTAAAGGAAATTCAAGTTTTAGAAGGAGGCTAACGTCATGCAACAGACTACCTATAGCAGTTTTAAGTATCGGAAGTCTCCCTAGAAAGGAGGCTAAAAACGTGGTCGATTGGAAAGGATATAACGACGAAAAGCACCTGCATAATAAGATCGTGCAGACCATTAAAGCGAATCTTAATAAGGAGCGAGCGGACAACACAACGCAGTCAATCCATTACATCAAAGAGGAACTCGATCGGGCATATGAATCAGGGCTTCGGTATGATGTAAGTGAGCTGCAGCCGGCCGTACTGAAATTTGCGTTTAGTGCATCAAATCAGGCGGACCACTGCGTAAAACTCGTTGCACAGATGCACTTTAAGTCGGACGACGAGAAAGAGATACCAGTAGCTGCGCCAAGAACTGCGACTACGGACACGGACGAACGCCTTGTATTCTTCGACGTGGAAGTGTACAAGAACTTCAACTGTCTCGTTTGGAAGTACGAGTGGTCAGACACCTGTACGAAGATTCCGTTTCCGACGCCGTCTGACATCGAGGCGCTACTCAAACACAAGATTATAGGCTTTAACAATCTCAACTATGATAACCCGATCATTTGCGGTATGAGCCGTGGAATGTCTCCCAGGCAGCTCTATGACCTCTCACAGGACATCATCGTTTATGGCAAGAGCCCGTTCCGCGAATCAAGAGGCTGGTCTTATACGGATGTGTACGACTTCTCTACAGAAAAGACGTCTCTTAAGAAATGGGAGTTTAAGATTGAAGGACTGACACATATCGAGATGGGTATCCCATGGGATGAGGAGGTTCCAGAAGAACTTTGGGAGACCGTTATGGAATATTGCGCCAATGACGTACGTACAACAGAAGCAGTCTTTCATGAGCGTAAGGGCGACTTCATGGCCCGGAAGATTCAGGTTGAACTTGTAAAGCTTCTGCACGGCGATGATATCTATGTAACCGTAAATGACACAACGAATACGCTCTCAAAGCGAATTATATTTGGCAACGAGCGGCATCCACAGATCGAGTTCAACTATCGTGACATGTCGGTACCTGTTGGAAGTGACCAGTACGAGTTTTACAGGGAACGCTTTGGAGAAGACTACAAGTTTAGAGTCTTCAACGCTAATGGCTTTCCATTATTTAGGGACTATATTCCAGGCGAGACCCTGCCCGATGGCTGGTCGATCTTGCCGTTCTTCCCTGGATACACATTTGACGAGTTCGCAAAGACCGATAAGTCACATTATCTTGGCGACGTGATCGGAGAGGGCGGACGAAACTACTCAGTACCAGGGTACCACGAGTGGGTATGGGACGGTGATATTTCGTCTCAGCATCCGCATTCTATCATCGCCGAGTGCTTATTTGGTCCTCGGTACACAAAGATATTTGCGGAGATTGTAGAAGCCAGAGTGGCAGTGAAGCACAAGGACTTCGAAACCGCCGGTAAGCTTCTTGGTGGTGCTCTAAAGCCTTATCTTAACGATGAGTCTTATAAGGATCTGGCACAGGCACTTAAGATCGTCATCAACAGTATCTATGGTCTTACATCGGCAAGCTTCGACAATGAGTTCAGGGACAAGAGAAACAAGGATAACATTGTTGCGAAACGCGGGGCACTCTTTATGACGCTTCTAAAGCAAGAAGTTGAAAAGAGAGGATTTACGGTCTGCCATATTAAGACAGACTCCATCAAGATCCCGCATGCAACAGAACCGATCAAGGCATTTATATTAAGCTTCGGACGCGAGTTCGGATATGAGTTTGAGACAGAAGCGATTTTTAGTAAGTTCGCGATCTTCAACGACTCAGCTTATATTGGATACGATACGGTCGAAGAGGCATGGATTACAAAGGCTGATCAGTTTAAGAAAGAAAAGCAGCCGTATCTTTACAAGACACTCTTTAGTCATGAGCCGTATGTCTTCAATGACTTCTGCGTGATCAAGTCCGTGCAAAAGGGCGCTTTATATTTGGACCTTAATGAAGGACTTGGCGAACCAGTGGACGATTTGATTGCAGCCGAGAAGAAGAAACTTGAGAGAATGGTGAAGAAAGGACTAGATAAGGAGGTAATATCGGCTAAAGAGATGGAGATCGAGCATCTCATGGATGACGCGCCGACGCATCACAAGTACACCTTTGTGGGACGGGTTGGCATGTTTACACCGGTTCTTCCTGGAGCTGGCGGTGGTGCTTTGTACCGCGTCGACAATGGCAAGTACTCAGCAGCAACTGGTTCAACTGGATATTTGTGGCTTGAAAGTGCAAACGTGAAGCAGTACGGAAAGGAGGACTACATCAACAAGGATTTCTTTAGAGCACTTGTTGACGAGGCAAAAGCGGATATCGGAAAGTACGTCGATCCGGAATACTTCTTAAGCGATGTTCAGCCAGCTAAGGAACCCGTAGCAGACTTTATGAACATTCCAGATGACGCACCGGAAGAGATTCCATTTGAGGAAAGCTAAAACAAAAAGTTAAACAATAAAAGGAGCGTAAGACAATATGGATATTAGTAAAGTTGGAGAAAACATTGACGCAATTAGAAAAGCTCGTGGTTGGTCTAAGGCGGAACTGGCGAGAAGGACTGGATATTCACAGATGACTGTAGGGAAGCATACTCTTGATAAAGGTAAGAGCATGTGCTTAGAGACAGCCGTTAAGTATGCGGAAGTGCTTGGCTGTAAGCTTGACGACCTTGTGAGCAACGCTATCGATCCGCTTAAGTTTGAGTGCAAAACTGATATAGTGAACCTTTATCCATATAATGTGGCGGTTGACGCCGTGTGGTTCGACTTTGATGGCCCTTTATCAGATGAAGTACGGCAGGAAACCGCATATACGGTGTTCGTACCGGGGCTGTTTCAGGCTATCTCGGAACTTAGTGAACGGGAGCAGCTGGTTTTAAATCGTAGATATGAGCACGGTTTCACACGCGATGACATGGCGGCAGAGTTCAATGTAACGCGTGAGCGTATTCGGCAGATCGAGCACAAAGCACTTCGCAAACTTCGCGCGCTTCGTAATTATTGGGATGTTGAGTGCATCAAGCAAGAAGTTGCAGCACAGGCACGTAGACAGATCGGAAACTATAACGCTTTTGGCAATATGCCCATTTCCAATCTCGGGTTGTCCGTTCGCGCATATAACTGCTTAAGGAGATCGGGAATTGATACGTTAGGTAAGCTTAGCGAGATGACATACGACGACTTCATAAAAACTCGTAATTTAGGACGTCACTCATTGGAAGAGATTCTTGAAAAAGCGCATGCGTACGGCATTAATTTCAAATGGGAAGGAGAAACATATGATAAGAATTGAAAAGGAAGAGATTTACGGATTGGAAGCAGCAATAAGAGGCATGCGGAACAGCTTTAATAGCTGGGATAAGTCAGATAGTGTGTTCTTCGACCAGTGGTCCGGTGAAGTGCATGATATTTGCGGAAACAGCGGTCCGTACGACAGCGACCGGGTGTCGGTTGACTATTCGATCGGACTGAATGATATTAAACTTATGAGGATGCTCGCGAAGGCGGGCTCTTCTCATGCCAAGTTCCGTAGAATGATCATGGTGTCGATTGATATTACGGCTCCGCTTTACTTTTGGAAAGAGTTCGATACCTATAAGGTTGGAACCGTTGCGAATTCCTGCAGTACGATGCACAAAATCGCAGACAAAGAATTTGAGCTTGATGATTTCAGCTATGAGCATTTGATATCCATCGAAGAAGCCGAACGGCTAGAGGCAGAAGACGAAGATTACATGGAGGATTGCTGCATCGTACCTCAAGAATTTACGGAGACTGAGATCGAAAGTGCTGGCGTAGGTTCACCACTTACGTATCCACTTGACGTTCTTGAGGGAACGATCGCTATGCTTAATGCCTGCCGTGATTTATATCTTGAAACAAAAGACAAGAGATATTGGTGGCAGATGATCCAGCTACTGCCGTCCTCATACAATCAGAAGCGCACAGTTATGCTTAATTACGAGGTCTTGTCACACATATATACGGATCGCTGTAACCACAAGCTTGACGATTGGCACGACTTCTGTGCATGGATCGAAAAGCTGCCATTTGCAGAAGGGATTATATTTCCGGTGGAGGATTAAATGAATGATACCGACCAAGCTTGTAGCAATGAACCATGGCATGGTTCGCATGTATGAAGAAGACTTTGACGAGTATGTTCAAGAGCTTGAAGAGATATCAAGGCTTAGTGGCATGATATTTGTAATGCGTGCCCGAGTTGGGATTACCGATCACGATCCGGAATGGACCAAACAGCCGCCACAGCCGCCCTCAACGTTATTATGCAAAAGGAGATATCATGATACAGATCGGAGCTATTAATATGCCGGAATCACTTGCCGCGATACTCATAATTTTCGGAGTGTCAAGTGCTGTCTTCTTAGTGGGCCTGGTTATAGTGTTAGCAAAAGACTCTATAGGCGACTATATTGACAGCAAGAAGTACGAGTACAAGAGAAAGCACCGATTTGGTAAGCCGCCGCTTGCTGCGTGTTACTGCAAAGACTGTAAAAATTGCGGTACAGGCATCCATCATGACGAGTGCTATCATCTTGGCTATCATGTTGCTGAAAACTGTTTTTGCTGGGCAGCAGAGCCTAGAACCATAGATCCTGATAAGGAGGAAGACAAGAATGTCTAAAACATTTATTGAGAAGAATCCATATGGCGACACAAGAACGGCTCCGTCGGACTACGATTTCGAAAAGTTTCAGGCAGCGAACCGTGCGCATAGACGCGACGTGTATAAGTTAATGCATGAACTCGGCGCTGATATAATGAGTGCCGGAGAGAGACATGACATCACGAAGGTCACACGTGAACATGAATTCTGGAGAGACTTCGAAAACAAAATGGAGAACCCCGATTTGGAATTCACAGATATGCCATGGTATAAAATGCACGTTGCGGCAGAAAGACATCACTTATCTAGTAACGTACCAGACGACGTAGATCTTATCGACGTCATGGAGATGATCTGCGATGTGGTTGCCGCGTCACTTGCAAGATATGGGCAGGAGCCGATCATTTCGTTTGACGCCGATCTTTTAAACCGTGCCGCTGAAAATACGGCGCTTAAAGTCATTGCCAGCTGCGAGGTGGAGGAATCATGAATAACATATTGATTGTTTATTTTCTAATGGGAGCGCTTGCGATCTGGTTCCTTATAAGTATCGTCATTGTCGTAAACGCCATTAAGGAACTTCGACACGACGTCGAGGACTGCGCATGTGACAACGAGAAGACGAGACGCAGGCTCGACCATTTGATTTCGAAAGTGAGGGTAAAGAAGGATGATCGTGTATAAGATAACCTGTGCCCGTTGCAATGCGACGTGGGAAGAAGGGTTAGCTGAGCATCTACGAAACAAGCCCGACTACCAGATCAGTAAGCACGAAAAGCACAAGGGCTATGAAGAGGTCACCCTTTGCCCAGCCTGCCAGAGGTCATTTGAAAAGTGGCTCGCAGGGGATACTGAAGCAAAGAACGATGCTGATATTTCAAAAGAAGTGAACAGGTACTATGTGGCAACTCATCCTAAGAGTCCCATGGTACCTGTTTTAATTTTGCTAAGCGACGTTAACACCTATACCTCAAACGGGTATAAGGTCGTTACGCTTAAGAGCTATTTATATTCTAAGGATAAAGAAAAGGAGGAGAATTAAATGAAGCTCACAGAAAGGAATGCAGGACTTTACTTAGAAGACATCACGAGAGATGATATTCGTTTCGCGAACCTTGCCGGAAGGCTTACGGGATCAAGATATGATGATCCGAATAAGCCAAAGCATGAGTACGTCGTATGGATTGACGATCCGAAGATCCTCGATAAGTTCCGCGAGATGAACGTTACGATCTCAGAGAAGGTGGATCCAGAGACGGAAGAGAGCCGGTTCTCCGTTCGGTTTAAAGCATATCCGCGCATGTCCAGAAATCCAAGAACCGGGAAAGACGAGCAGCGTCCAAAGGTCATGCTGAAGACCGGAGATACAGCCGTGCGTCTTGATAAGGAGTCGTTTGGTCTTGTTGACAGCAGTTATATTCAGGCCGTGCACATCCGATTCCATCTCTATCAGTACGACGAGAGGAAGCCGGATACAATTGCGGCGATCGATGAACTTTGGTGCGTAGTTGACGAGCATGCCGGATTTGTTGACGACACGTATCTTGATGAGAAGATGGGGTACTACGAGGAGGACCATGCTCCTGGCGAGGACGAGGAAGACGTGCCGTTTAACTAAAGATGGTTGATATTCATGGGCGTCCAACAACAGGGCGTCCTAAGAAAGGAGATAGTCGTGAGGGCCGGACAAAGCAGCTTAACATCCGGCTCTCCGACTCGGATCTTAGAGATTTAAACCGGCTTGCGTCCTTTTACGGAGTGACCAAGACCGATTATATTCTCATGATGATCGAAGAAGGTATGAAAGACATGCGAAAGTATGAAAGATAAGGAGAAGATAGTATGAAAATTTGTGACAAGTGCAGGTGCAACAGTGTATGCGGATTTAAGGACGAGTACAGCAAGCATTACTACAATGCACAGGATTCGTATGATACCTGCTCACCTAACTTTGAAGTGACGATTAAGTGCAAATCTTATATTCCAGATAAACGGCCAACTGCTCGCGGACGAGAAGTAAGATATGGCCATTAACTTATACGAGCACCAGATGGATGCTCTATATAACGTTCATAACGGTTCAATACTAGCAGGGGGCGTAGGATCAGGCAAGTCCATTACGTCTCTTGCCTATTATTATTTCATCGTGTGTGAGGGCGGACTGAAGTTTAACGGTTCTGGTCACTATCACAAGATGAAGCATCCAAAAGACCTTTATATTATCACGACCGCAAAGAAAAGGGACAGCGGTGAGTGGGACGACGAGCTCATTAACTTCCTGCTTATGCAAGGGTTTAATAAGGCACATGGCGTGACCGTTACCGTTGACTCGTGGAACAATATTAAGAAGTACGACAAGGTTTACGGCGCGTTCTTTATATTTGACGAGCAGCGAGTGGTCGGAAGAGGTGCGTGGGTAAAGGCGTTCCTTAAGATCACAAGGCGTAATAACTGGATCCTTCTATCTGCGACGCCTGGAGATAAGTGGGAAGATTATATTCCAGTATTCATCGCAAATGGGTTCTATAAGAGCCGGTCTGAGTTCGAGAGGGAGCACTGCGTATACGCCAGATTCAGTAAGTATCCAAAGCTTGAGAAGCACATTAACACCGGCGTTCTTTGCAAGCACCGGCGTGATATTCTGGTTAAGATGGACTTCGACAGGGTACGAAGCGTCGAGCGACATGTCGTTCTTTGCGAGTATGATAAGGCGGCCTACAAGAAAGTATGGAAGGACCGTATTGATATTGACACAGGAGAACCGATATTTGAGAGCGGGAAGCTCTTTTACGTACTTAGAAAGGTGGTGAACGACGATGACAATAGATCCAGACAAGTTTTGGACATCTTTAGCAATCATAAAAAGCTCATCATATTTTACAATTTCACCTATGAGCTTGAACGGCTTCGACAGACGTTTATGGAACAAGGCGTTACGACTCACGAATGGAACGGACACGTACATAATGAAGTACCTGGTACCGACGAGTGGGTATATCTCGTACAGTATAACGCAGGAGCAGAAGGATGGAACTGCATCACCACAGATACCATTGTCTTCTATTCTCAAAGCTATAGCTACCGCATGACGAAGCAGGCGGAAGGAAGGATTGACCGTCTTAATACGCCATATGATACACTTCACTACTATTATTTACGTTCGAACGCACCGATAGACCTCGCAATTCGTAAAGCGTTGTTAAATAAAGAGAACTTTAATGAGAGTGAGTATTTAAAAGGCTGATATTTGTAAGCTGGGAGGTGATGCCTTATGAGAAACGATTCAACGTATCCGGATCCAAAGTATATGCTAAAGGGCCCTCGTTTTCGGGGGCTTTGATATTTTTTTTTGATAAGGAGGACAAGCAACATGGACATGCTAAATGATACAAAAGGTATACGACATCAGGCAACAGAACTCATCGAGCAGGCTTATCATAAAGGGTATAAGGCTGGCGTCGAGGATGGACGGAAACTATACGAAGAAAGCGGTATTTTTAAGCCTCGTAACTCTGCTGCTGAGATCGTTTATTGTAAAGAATGTGTATTCCGAGATGACTATTTCAAGTGCACAAGAATCGGACTGATTCATATGATTGACAAGATACAGTTACAGGATGGATGCGTATTACGTCTAGACGAGCCGATCACAATGTGTGATGCTGTGCATGTAAATAACGATGGCTGTAGTTTTGGAAAAAGGAGGACATAAGATGAGGAACTTACAAGAGCTATGTCTACGATGCGAAACGGTAAAGAAACAGTTTGATGGTCTTGACACCATTGATATTTTATCTATGCTTTGCACGATGATCGACCACGTCGCGTTTATCACTGGTATGTCAACAGAAGAGCTCATGAAACTCATCAGTCCCGTAATTACAGAGGTGAATATCGAGCAAGGACCGATTTATCCGGAATTCATGCTGGAACAGGAGGGCGAGTGATGGAAGAACTTAAACCGTGCCCGTTTTGCGGTAACATACCGACATGTGGAACTGAGTTTTATGAAAGTTGTGGAAAAGAAATCAAATTGACTGCGGTTGTCGAATGCACAGTATGTGGAGTAAGAAAGCGTTTTATTTTTAAGGCTTCAGATCCCAACACTTATGTGCCGTTCTCTGATTTTGATTATGCTTTTAGCAGAGTATTGAGCGAATGGAACAGGAGGGCGAGTGATGACAAGACAAGAGGCGATTAATTATTTGCATTTATTGGAGGCTAATGTATTACTAGGACAGAAAATAACAGAGGCCGTTCATATGGCAATTGAAGCACTTGAGAAGCAGCCTGAATGCAAAAAATGTGAATACCTGATATTAGGCAAGAAATGGGGCGATAAGTATGGATAAAACTGGTCACTGGATACTAGACAGCATAGTATCGATGGACAACACTAACATTAAAACATTTATTTATAAATGCTCAGAATGTGGGTTCTATACAACCAGTAACCGGATTGATGTTTGCCGTCACTGCGGAGCGAAGATGAATAATCAGGAGAAAGGAAAGAATAGAACAGAAGGACGAGTGATGGAAGAACTTAAACCGTGTCCGTTTTGCAATGATACATATATAAGAGTTCATTATATAAAAGGTGGAAACTATGTGGTAGGTTGCAATACACTTAACTGCATCTGTTTACATTCTGACGGAAAACTATTTAACAGTGCGGAAAAAGCTGTAGAAGCGTGGAACAGGAGGGCAAGTGATGATAAAACTGATTAAGAAACTATTCTGCAAAATTGGATGGCATTCATTCCGCTATGATCTTGTAGAAACGGACGGATATTATGGCATCGCAAATAAATATAAATGCAAGTGGTGCGGATATATTGGCATGCTAGATGGTCAAGGAAATTTGTTTTAAAGGAGGGCAAGTGATGACGCTTAATCAGTTTATGCGGAAAATAGGATATATCAGTGAAAAGAACTTAGTAACTGTAGCTCTTGAAGTATATGACAAAAATCGCACCGAGAAAGCGACAGATGAAAAGGACTTTTACTTTCGATCGGGTAATGCTAATGCTGTGGGGTATATCTGTGGAAGATTTGGAATAGATATTACAAAACTGATAAAGCAGAGGAAAAAGAGGGCGAGGTATGACAAATCAGGAAGCGATTGATTACTTACTTGATCCAAAAGGTATGCCCGTTATGTGGACGTATACTGATAGAGCGCATAACGACACCAGAAAAAAGTTTACCGAATTATTACAATTATATGCAATATTGTGGGTGCGGTCAGAAGATTGACTGGGGATGAAGAATGATGACAAAAACGATAGAAGTGAAATTTAAGAAGAATGTGACTCACCCTATAGCCAACTATTATGATCATATTTCAAGAGCCATCATTCAGGCTGGGCATAATATGAGACAAAACCATGGGATCGAGCTCCTTGATTATAAAATTAAGACGGATACATTCTATGTGAAGATTGATATTCCGAAAGCTTTCTGCAATCCATTCAACCCAGGTAAGAGGCTTCGCGGTATTTCAAATTTCTTACTTAAAAAGTATCCTAAGATATTCAAGCCCCTTTGTGATGGGCATCAACTATTTAGCTATTTGGAGGTGGAGTGACATGAGCGTATTTGTTAAAGATATGGAAATGCCAAAGTGCTGCGAAGATTGCCCAATGTATGATGACGAAATCAGCTGGTGCAATCAGAAACAAGTGCATATATGCGATGTACGAGATATTGGTGAGCAGCGTCCTATTTGCTGTCCTCTTAAAGAAATAACTACGCCGCACGGAAAGCTAATTGACGCAGCTGAAATGTCAAGAGTATATACTCATTATGGCAACGGTGGTCATATGTATGACGCAACTGATCTCGATGATATGCTTGAAGAAATGGATGCGGTAATCGAAGCCGAGTAATCCTCGTTTATATTTCACAGCCTATAACGGAAACTTTAGTTTATATTTAAAGGAGGTTACAAGATGAAAAAGATGTTTGTGCTTGGAGCACCAGTTGACGCAAGTATTATCGAAAAAGCAACTGACTTGTACTCAAAAATACTTCACAACGAGTTGACGCAGGATGACTATGATACTGTGCACGATGAGCTGATGACATATTTTATACCGGCATTATTGGCCATAGAGGAAAGCGACATTGACAACGTCTTTGATAAGGTGGAGACCTTTGTCAAAGATGGGTCTAATAAAAATATTATTCTCAAGGCATTATCCGGGAACAATACCGATCCGCTCAGCGTTGCTATGAGAGAAACCATGGATTCGGCGATTCCCTCGCTGATGATACTGTACAACACAGCGCTTAAAATGAAGGCACTGGTAGACACGCGTAACATCATGGGTGGTAACTTTAGTAAGGACTAATGTTCTCGCAAGGGTGTGCAAATTGCATGCCCTTATATTTTTGTCCATTTTCTAGTAAAGTTAGGCCGTCACTTTTTTGACAGTTTGTGCCGATTTTAGTAGCCGATCATGTGAAAAAAACGTATATACGTTTTTCAAATTTTTGCATCGGGGTGACGGCCGAGGCCTTTTTCTTTGGCTAAAAGTAAAAGAAACCGTCAGTTTGTCAGTTTTGACCCCTATTTTAGAAAGTTTTTAGAAAAATGAATAAAAATATAAAAAGAATAGAAATGGGGGTCTAAAAGTGACAGCCTGACGGCCTACTCATATTCGCTATTATTACACAACCTATAATGGAAACTGTTATTTATATTCTTAATTACAGGAGGAAACGAAATGAGAAAGACATTTAAAATTGGTAAGATGGTTGACGACTCTGTTAGCGAAGCGATTGTCAAATATCAACTTGCGGCTTTACAGTCTGACAAGTGTATGGACGAGTATAATGAAGCTATGTCTGCCATTAATTCATTAACGTTTTTCAATACGGATGATACCGATCTTAAGGAATTAGGTGCTTGGTTCGTATACACGGGACTCAAGATAGTTAATAACGAGAAGGTACGTTCCGCGATTGTTGGAAACGATAAAGGTGATGGTATTGACCATGAGATCCGAAAAGCGTTTGTCCATGCTGCTACGCGCACGCTGATGATATATGATTCGATCGTGAAACTCAGCGATCTTATCGATGAATACGAAAACAAGTCTGAAGAGAAGTAACCTAACAGGTTCCTGCAAGGGTGTGCTAATTGCATGCCCTTATATTTTTGACCTCGCGAAAATTTCACGTCCTATAATAGAGAGAAGGAAGAATATCGCATTATTTGTGCGTTTTTCACTTCTCTTTATATTTTTGAAGGGGTGAAAGCAATGGCAAGCGAAAGTGACTTTCAAAAGAAATTAAAGAAAGAGATCAGTGAACGATTTCCAGGATGTTATATTTTAAAAAACGATCCTACCATGATTCAGGGAATACCTGACTTAACGATATTATACAACGATCGCTGGGCGATGCTTGAGGTGAAGCAGTCAGAAAAAGCACGACACAAATCAAGCACCACCATCAAACAGCAGGAGACACACGTCGCGAGGCTAAATGACATGTCCTTCGCGGCGTTTATATTTCCAGAAAATAAGGAGGACGTTTTAGATGCAATGGAAAGATCGTTCACGGTTTAAGGGGAGACATGCATTATTTAGTCCGAGTCAGCCTGGGTTCTTTAAACTGTCCCCAGAGGAGTTTAGAGCACGCCTCTTATCAAAAGAGAAGAGCGGACTTGGCACAGAGATTCATGATTGGTGCTTCGTGCGAATTAAGCGCCGTCATAAGATCAGTTCAATCAAAGAACTGGTGAAGTCGATCGATGAGTTTATATTTAAGAAATACTACTCATCAGACTATGACTCAATCACGATGGAAGGAAAGAGACTACTTAAAGCTCTGTCCTTCGTGCAGCAGGAAACATTCAATACAATAAAGAACTATGTGAACGATGCGATCTCATTCCGTATGGACCCTGAGGTCGTTGTTTTATATTCTGACAGATTTTTCGGTACAGCTGATGCGGTCGCTGTTACTGACAATTTGATTAGAATTCACGATCTTAAAACCGGATCGACTCCAGCTCATATTGAACAGCTCATGGCGTATGCTGCATATCTTTGTCTCGACTATGAGCTCGATCCTATGAAGTATGAGTACGAACTTCGTATCTATCAAAACGATGATATTTTAATTGCGAACCCTAGTGGTGATGACATTAAAGAGCTTATGGATAAGACAATTATATTTGACAAGATCCAGTATGAGTTTGAGGAGGAATGATCGCCATGCAGGCTATATTACTTGACGAAGACTGGATGGACGATCTGATCTTCGACGACGAAGATGGTTTATATTTGGCCCACATCGGAACCCCACATGAGGGAAATGTTCCTCATTCTGGACGGTTCCCATATGGCTCGGGTGAACACGCATTTCAAAGAGCCTATGAATTCAAAGACAAGTATAACCAGTACAAGCATCAAGGTATGTCTGAAAAAGAGATGGCCAGGAACCTTGGTGTTGTGAACAGGTACGGCGAACCTGATGTGCGACGCATGCGAGCGAGGTACTCAAATGCAACCAATGCCGTGCGATCTTATGAACGTGCACTCGCCGCAAAACTTTATGAAGAAACAGGTGGTAACGCATCTGAAGTTGCAAGGCGTATGGGAAAGAGCGAATCTACCATACGCTCTTTTCTTGATGAGACACGTACCGAACGAGCAAATCTTAATCAGAAGACTGCCAACATTATTCAGGATTATGTCGACAAGCATAAGTATGTTGATATTTCAGAAGGAACCAACATCTACCTTGGCGTTTCAAACAGTGTTCTTGACAACGCTGTAGCGGCTCTTGAAGAGAAAGGCTACCAGAAGCAGACACTTTATATTGACCAGCTTGGCACGAATCACAAGACCACGATGAACGTTCTGACAAGTCCTGACGTCGACTATTCTGAGCTAAGTGAGCATAAGTACGACGTACGATTCATTGGCCAGGACAGTCGTGTTGTTGACAATGCCGGTGATATTTCAGAAATAGGTCTTAGGCATCCAAGCATTGTGTCCTCTGATCGTGTTGCAATCCGGTATAACGAAGAAGGCGGTGCTGAACATGACGGACTTATTGAGCTTCGTCCTGGGGTTTCTGATCTGTCTCTTGGCGGAGCACGATATGCTCAGGTACGAATCAACGTGGATGACACCCATTATCTAAAGGGAATGGCTGTTTATAATCCAGACCTTCCAGACGGTGTTGATATTCGCTTTAACACATCCAAGCACCTTGGAACGGAGCCAGGTAAAGTCTTTAAGGCAATGAAGAAGGTTGACGAGAACGATCCAAATAGTCCCATCGACTGGTCCAATCCTTTCGGGTCATCGGTTACTCAGCTTGATAACGATGACGGCAAGCTTTCGGCTTGTAACGTTGTCCGGCGAGACAACGAATGGTCTGAGTGGGATAAGAATCTTGCCTCTCAATTCTTATCGAAGCAGCCGGTTCCTCTTGCAGAGCGGCAGTTGAAACTTGCGGTTGACGATAAACGACAGGACTTCGAAGATATTGCGGCACTTACGAATCCAGAAGTTAAGAAGAAATTGCTCCTTGACTTCTCTGAGAAATGTGATGCGGCTGCAGTTGATTTAAAAGCAGCTCCGTTTGCCGGACAGCAGACCCATGTTATATTACCGTTCTCTGATATTAAGGACAATGAGATATTCGCTCCGAACTATGCAGACGGAACCATGGTGGCGTGTATCCGGTATCCTCATCAGGGTAAGTTTGAGATACCGATTTTGCGCGTCAATAACACGGGAAAAGCTGTTGATATTATAGGCAAGAATGCACCAGATGCGGTTGGCATTAGTGCGGCTACAGCACATAGACTTTCTGGCGCTGATTACGATGGTGACACTGTTGTTGTGATTCCGCTTAGCGATAAAGTGCGTGTTCAGAACATGCCGCTCCTTAAAGGCTTAGACGATTTCGAGCCGAAAGAAAGATATCCTTATTACGAGGGTATGCGTGTTATGACGGAACACGAAAAGCAGCTCGAAATGGGTAAGGTTTCAAACCTTATAACGGACATGACCATTAAGGGCGCCTCATCGGACGAGATTGCACGCGCTACAAGACATGCGCTTGTCGTTATTGATGCTGAGAAGCATAAGCTTGACTGGAAAGCATCCGAGAAGATTGAGAATATTCAGGAGCTTAAAGACAAGTATCAGGATGGTGGCGGTGCCAGTACGATTATATCTAAGGCCGGGTCTGAAGAACGTGTTGATATTCGTAAGGACTGGTTTCCATCATCAACTAGCATCGGACCTAATGGCGAAAAGATATATTCAAGTGCTCTTTACAAAAAGAACGGTGAAAAGAATCCAGCATCCTGGTCACTTACCGGAACACTTAAGGGAGTGCCGCTTAAAGACGGAAGACGTGTTGATATTCGTGAGGAGCGCAAGAACGGAGAAAAGACAGGCCGTTTATATTTTACGGAAACAGATCCTGATACTGGCAAGAAGGTACGTAAGTACGTAGAACGAAATGAACTCGCCGGCGATCTCGATACCCTTAAAGCTGAACGTTCTGTCTATCTCAACAGAGATAAAGACGGGAATATGTATTACCTGAAGACCGACCCCAAGACCGGTAATAAGGACCGTGTTTATATTTCAGAGGACGAACTGAAGGGCGGGGTAAAGGAAGTACCACGGGCCACCAAGACAACAAAGATGGCATTGGCAAAAGACGCTTATACTTTAACAAGCGGTGGATCACGCGAGAACGTGAAGTACCCCATCGAACAAGTATATGCGGAGTATGCAAATAATATGAAGGCCCTGGGTAATCTGGCGAGGAAGGAGTACATTAGTACCCCCACCTATAAGCGGGACCCGGAGGCTACCAAAAAATATGCAGCCGAGGTGGAGTCTCTTAATAATAAGCTGCTTAAAGCAAAAGCACACGCTCCTCTAGAAAGGCAGGCACAACTTCTTGGTGGGCGGCATGTGGCTATGGCTAAGGAAGCCAATCCGAACATGAGCAAGGATCACCTGGCTAAAGTGAAGGGACGCATGATCGAGAATGCCAGGAAGGTACTTCAAGATGACCAGAAGCGGTACAAGATCATATTCACAGACCGTGAAACAGAAGCTATTAAGGCCAACGCTATCAGTGCTTCCAAGCTTAGGGAACTTATGAACCATGCGGACCCGGATAGTCTTAGAGAACAGTTTACACCTAGGTCGCAACGAGTCATAACACCGGCTATGGAATCCCTTGCTTCGTCTATGGCTAATTCCGGATACACCACAGCCCAGATCAGTGAAAGACTTGGCATATCCCCATCTTCTGTACAAAGGATCCTTAAATAAGGCTTTGTGCACAGAACAAGAAAAGAGGAACAACTATGGATGATTATGTACTTACTACAATAGACAATCCATGGAATCCGTTTACTCATCCTAATGATTGGTTGAATCATGACATTGCTTATGGTTATAACACGAATCAAAAGATAGCATACTTTGCTGACACGTCATCAAAAATGGATGATGAAATGTATGAATTTGAATTACAGAATGCAATGCAACAAGTAATCGACAATGACATTCTTGGTTTGTACATTAAAGTGTATAAAAGTGAAGCTGATAAACTGATTCCATTAGCAAATCAAGCTTATCGTAATATGTTAAAGTTACAAGTTGCGAGTTGAGAGTCATGTTTCTTCTCACGACAGCATGATTCTTTATTCCATTATACCTCCTTTTTACGATAGCGCTTCAAACTCCTATGCTTTGTTTTAGTTTCGAGAATAATTTCTATTGTTTTCCGCACGCAGCACACACGCTCGAGACCAAAACAAGCATAGGGGGGAGGGGTGCGCGAAAAATGGCCTACCCCCTGGTATCGCGCGGGTCCTCAAAAATTCTCCGGGGGTAGATATTCTTAGATATTTTAAGTACTCTCTGCAGAGGCATGGGTCGGTTTTCCGTGTCTCCTTTCTACCAGTTCCAATTTGCCATTGCGCTGGTCTTTCCTGACAC